AGCAACCGCACAGATTGCTATTCGTGGAACTGATTTTACTACAACAATTGATGAACTTGGTAGAAGTTTAATAATATTACTACCTGATGAATTTGGCAACCCATCAGGAACAATCATAGTAAGTAACCAAGCAGGAGAAGTAACACTAGATAAAGCTTATGCAGCTACTATGGTATCTTCGATAGATAGTAGTCCAACACAAGCAGTCACAATAAATGGTATAACACCAGCACTTATTGATAATATGTTTATTGTTAATCCTCCAGCAGAGATTAAACAAGAGATACAAGAAAGCGCACAAGAAAATAAAGACTCTGGAATACTTGATGTAGATTTCTTAGAATTTAATGAACTAGAACAAGACGCACTTAAGAATACTGAAGTAGACCTTGAATTTAGCGAATTAGATATTGATTTACTTGATGTAGATTTTTTAAGAGATTTACTTGATGTAGTAGAAGAATTAGAAAAGACTACTGTTAAACTTGCAGACACACAGACAGCTTCAACAGGTAGTGTAAATCTAAAAGGTGCATCTATAGGAAAAAATCCAGATAGTCAATATAATGTATTTATTGAAGATAATGGAATAGTATTTTTTCGAGATGTGCAAGGCATAATTAAAATTAAAGTACCTATAGACGGAAGTACAAAATTAGTTACTAATGTATCAGGGTACGAAGGAATCATAGATATAGAAGGAGGTAACGATTCAATTATCGTTATAACACAAGAATGAAAGAAGAAACACAAGATAAGTTAGAATTAGCAGGACTAATAACTATGTTCGTACTGTCCTTGATAGGATTAACTCCAAATGTTTATGGAGGACCAAGCGATGACAACCATATACACATTGAACAAGTAAATATGGGCGATAACTTTTATTTAAACATTGACCAGTTTGGGTTTGCTAATATGGTTCGATTTTCAGCAGACCACAACAATAATAGTCTTAATTTACTTCAAGTAGGAAACAATATGTATATTGGTTATACAGATACTTGGGGCTCAGGATATAACTGGGGTGGAGATTTAGATGGTGTAGGAAATGAAGTTGATGTAAGACAAAAATGCTCTTATGCAAGTTGTAATGAAACTGATTTTCAATTTCACATCTGGGGAGACGATAATCAAGTTGTCTTTGGTCAAGGTTATGAAAATGGCAATAGTTTAACACCAACTTGGAACTATGATAATAATGAACCTGGTGGAAACTTTGTAAGACTAGATATACATGGTGATGATAACAAATTTAAAGGAAGTCAAAAACAAGATTCAAGTTCTATTAACCATTCAATCATAGCAAACATATATGCAGATAATAATGATGTATATGTAAAACAAATGCAAAATGGAAGTAAATCACTTACACTAAACATATATAATGACTGGAATGAAGTAGATATTATTCAAAAGAAGAATGGTGCTCATACAGCAACAATCACACTAACAGGAACAAATCCTACAGATTTATTTTTAACTCAAACTGGAAACACAACACAAACATATAGTTTATCGCAGAACTGCGTAACTGCAGGTGGGTGTTCGGTAAGTATTACACAAGGAAATTAAATGTCTAATTGGTTATTTAAAAAACTAGCACCTTATGCTATTCGATTTAGAGAATGGTCTAAGGATAAGATTTGGATTCAAATACTTTTAGGTATTTTTATATTATGGCTACTTGGAGTTGCAAATCCATACTGGTGTGTATACCCTATTTGTTGGATACAATGATAGAGTTAGCACTAGCAACAGAATTTAACTTTGCACAAATAAAAGAAGATGCTGCTAAATTAGCAGCTTACGAAGAAAGTCAAAGAATAGAATTTGTAATAGATGAATCAAGACCTGATATTTATGACTTTGTAGCATGGAATATATTAGATATATACACAACACATAGAGGAATAGAAAAAAGAAAAGCAAAAGAACTAAATCCTCTACTACCAGACCACCCGCACTTAGATAGACTTATTATACATAAAGTTTTTGCAACTTATACTTTTCATAAACTAGGAGTCTTTGAAGACAAGGAACTAGTAGAATATGCAAATAATTTTGGGTGGTTATTAGTTTATAATAACGGACTAATATTATATGATTAATAAAATACTAAGTATTATTTTTGTACTAGGATTACTTATCTGGAATCCTTATCCACTACAAGTTTTAGAACTAAAAACATTTGACTGGCTTATAATGAATACTGAACCAGTTCAAAACCAACAAATTTTAATCGTAGATTTAGATGAAGACTTTATAAAAGAAAACGGAGGTTGGCCACTACCACGCTCAGTTTATGGCGATTTAATTACTACTACAAATGCTGTACCAGGCATAACAGTACTAATGCCAAACAAAGATATTAGAGATGATAGATATGATACATACTTTTCTTTTAGAATGTCAAAAAGACCAACTGTCTTAGCTACAGCAGCTTCGACTCAAGTGGAAAGTGCTGGCACTCCAATTGGTACTGCTAGATTAGGAAAAGACCCATTACCATGGCTATATCAATATCCAGGAATTTTACAACTAACACCCGTCCTAGCCGTATCCGCCGCAGGACAAGGAGTAGTTACAGCAAGTCCAGAATTAGACGGAGTAACAAGAAGAATACCTCTAGTCGTAAACTCACAAGAAAAACTATATCCAAGTTTCGGCTTAGAACTACTAAGAGTCGCAGTAGGCGACCCAAGTTATCAATTAAAAACAAACGAAGAAGGAATTGAGTGGATACGAATACCAAACTATCCACTTATAAATACAGATGCGAATGGTCGTATCTGGTTAAACTGGAATACAAAATTTTACAAACAAACAGCAAATGAATTTATTAACAACGCAATGGAAGCTCCTTTCGTCATTTTCGGCACGACTGCAGAGGGAATTACTAACCCTGTGCCGACCCCTGCGGGGGCAAAGTACCCACATGAAATACAAGCAAACATACTGCACAACCTTATTGAGGGTACAGCACCTTCTACTCCTAGTTGGGCAGTGGGTGTTGAATACGCCGCAGCTTTACTTGCTTTTTTTATTATGGCTTTTTTATCAAGGTCTATCTGGCTTTCCATTCCTGCGCTGGCACTTGTCACTGTAGGCTCTGGATATGCTACCTGGTATTTATATCAATCTTCTTATTTGTTTGACGTCAGTGGAATCGTAGTTTTATCCGTTTTACTTTGGGCATATCATACTTTCGTAAGTTTCCTATCGGAGTATCAACAGAAACTTCGTATCAAACAACAATTTGGGACATATGTATCTCCTGCCTTGGTTAAAAAATTACAAAATGACCCATCATTACTGAGATTGGGTGGGGAGACAAAACGACTTACTTTTCTTTTTTCTGACATTCGGGGATTTACTCCAATCTCGGAAAAATACCAATCAGACCCTCAAGGTCTTACTAGTCTGATTAATCGTTTTCTTGACAACCAGACTGAGATAATTTTAAAACACGGAGGCACCATAGATAAGTATATGGGTGACTGCATCATGGCATTTTGGGGTGCGCCTCTTGAAGATGAAAATCATAAACAAAATGCAACGGCTGCTCTTTTAGAAATGAAAGAGGAATTGGAGAAACTAAATGACACCCTCTCAGAAGAAGGCTTGGCTCAAATTAATACAGGAGCGGGAATTAACACAGGAATCGCGGTGGTTGGAAACTTTGGTAGTAGCAACCGTTTTGATTATTCTGTCCTTGGTGATAGCGTCAACCTTGCTGCTAGACTAGAATCTTTATGCAAAGAGTATGATGTTGGAATGATAATATCTGAGCACAGTAAAGTCGATGGCTATGATTACAAATTTCTTGACGAAGTAACTGTAAAAGGAAAATCAGAACCAGTTAAAATCTATACCATACAAAAATAATGCTTGACATGAAGTGAATATTTTGGTATAATTTAAGCATAGTTAGAAATGAACTAACAAGAATCAATAAGGAAAAAACGAAATGGACTCAAATATACAGAAAAATACTGCTGATATAGTGGCACTAGATAAAAGAATGTCTAGTCATGAGGCCATGTGTGAAGAAAGGTGGAAAACTTGTTTCAATCGTTTTGACGAAATAGATGGTAGTATAAAAAGAATAGAGTCAATATTAATTGGAGCATCAGGAAGCTTAATAGTGGGTGGTGCTATATTAATACTGGCTATGTGGAATATTCAAGTTTAGGAGAACATGATGGAATCAGATTATAATAAAAAAGACCTAAAATCTTCACCAAAAGTAAAAGTGGTGGAAGAAGGCATTATAAAGAAAGATGGTAAACTTTACAAGTTTATTTGGAAAGGTTATGAGCATGGTTTTGAAAAAGAAGAAAATGCAAAGATAGCCCTCGAGAGAATGAAAAGTGAGTAAGGATAAAGTAGAAGATACTCAAGAAAAAGAACTTTCTCATAGAGAAAAAATACTACTTGCAAAAAAGAAAATTTTGCAAAGACAAAAACGATCAAAAGTACCGAAAAGTTTAAGATGAGGCGAAAGAAACTATCGTATCAAGAGAGATATGATATATGTAAAAAGTGTCCTCACTTTAATAAATTTTGGAAGACCTGCAAATTATGTGGGTGTTTTATGCCCCTCAAAACTAAGTTAAGATGGGTAGAGTGTCCTGAGGAACCACCTCGTTGGACATAGGAGATTACCATGCCAATGCATAAGAAAAAGAAGAAAAAGAATGGTAAAAAGAAAAGAAGTAGAGGATAACTCTATTTGGTTTCATTACTTCCATCGCATTCGTCATGTTTGCCCTTGGAGTTACCAAAGTTACCTAAAAGGTAAAATAAAAATTACCGATTTTGATGAAGATATAGTAAAACTAACTGAACAAAATTGGAATATAAATGAATGGGAAGCCATAGTTTATGTAGTAAAAGACCTAACGCTAGATGCGATTGATGAATTTGTGGCACATAGAAATGATAGCCAGAAGAAATGTGAATACTTATGGTCACACCCTACATATTCTAAAGGTGGAAATAATCAAACACCCTGGCCTGTAATTATACAGCAAGACCGTAAATGGTTAATGGAGTTACGATATGCCAATGCACAGAAAAGGCAAAAAGAAAATGAACGGTAAGAAAAGAGGAATGAAACCTTGTCTTACAGCAAAGCAAAAGAAGTTACCAAAAGCACTTCAAGCAGCTATTAGAAAAAAGAATAGACCTTGTAAATGAAACACAAGTGGACTCTACGCAGAAAGAGAAAAATAAATTGTAATAATCCAAAAGGATTTTCGCAGAAACAATACTGTAAAAGACAGCGTAGAGGAGGAAAATATAAAAGTGCCCGTAAGAAAAGTTAAAGGCGGCTATCGATTCGGTAGAACTGGAAAAATACACAAAACAAGAAAAGCTGCACAACGACAGGCAAGAGCAATATACGCATCAGGTTATGGCAAAACATCGAAAAAAAGATCCTCGCGTAGGAACAGGAAAAAAGCCAAAAGGTAGTGGCAGACGATTATATACTGACGAGAATCCAAAGGATACTGTTAGAATTAAGTTTGCTACTATAAAAGATGCAAGAGCAACTGTACGAAAAGTTAAAAGAGTTCGTAAAAGCTACGCAAGAAAGATACAGATATTAACTGTAGGAGAACAAAGAGCAAGAGTGATGGGCAAGAAAACAGTCGCATCAATCTTCAAGTCTGCAAAAGCAGGATTAAGGAAAGCACATAATGCCAAGACACGCAAGAAAAAGAGGACGAAGAAAGGCGGCTAAAAAGAGACCAATACCTACAAATCCTACTCTTTATGCTAGAGTAAAAGCTGAGGCAAAGAGAAAATTTAAGGTATATCCATCTGCATATGCAAATGGGTGGTTAGTTAGAACTTATAAAAAGCGTGGTGGACGCTTTAGAATGGGAGTAAAAAGAAGATGATTGATTATATCAAAAATAAATTTATTCAGCTATGGAACATTATCTCAGGTAAAGACAAAAACTGGGACGGCTCTGTTGATATCAAAGATAAAATGATTGAAGCTGAAGAAAAGTCAAAATAATGCCAGGACATAGTGGTGGTTTAACCAAATGGTTTAAAGAGGGTTGGGTAGATATATCTAGGCCTCGTAAAGGCGGCGGCTATGCTCCTTGCGGAAGAAAATCTGCTAGAGGGAAAGGCAAAGGTGGTTATCCTAAATGTGTGCCAGCAAGTAAAGCAAGACGAATGACTAAAGCACAAATTCGTTCTGCAGTAAGAAGAAAAAGGGCAGCAGGTAATCCAGGCGGTAAACCAAGAAATGTAGCTACTTTTGCGAAAAGAGGCAGAAAGAGGGGAAAAAGATAATCTCCTAAAACAAGGGAGCTATGAAACGAAAAAACTTTATAAAAGACCTACAAAATTTATCTGCTCTTTTGACAGCTATGAGTAATAAGACAAAAGAAAGATTAAAAGAAAGTAATAACTTATTAAAATTATTAAAGTTAGAACCCACAGTCCATAACAAGACAAGATTAAACAACTACTTAAAAGATGGTACTAAATAAAAAGAAACATAAAAATTATATCAAAAATAAAGATATATACAAGACAGCAACTGCGGCACGAAAGCGTGCTCGTAAATTAGGATTAAAAGGCATACACTCACATGGAAGAGGTTCTAATAAGAGATTTATGCCAGGAAGCTCTCACGGAGTTTACGAGAGAGCACTAAGGAGAAAGAAGAATGGCTAGACAAGGCGGTTTTTTAAGCGGACCTACTGGAAGACACAACACTCAGAAGATTCGTAAGCATAGACTAGGAATTGGTGTAACTAGAGATATGAATGCAGCAGCAGGAGCTTTAGTTAATACTAAGAATCCAAGCGGTATCGAAGCGTTCAGATATGGCGCAGCACCAAAGGCAATTGGCCCAAGATTTGGTAAAACACTAAATCCAAAGAGAGCTAGATTTCCTGGTAGAAGAAGATAAATAATGGCACTCACAAAGGCTGAAAGAGCGAGAATGCGTAAGTTTGGTTTAACTAGACTAAATAAACCTAAATTTACTCCAAAGCATAAAACTAAGAAAGCCATAGTTGCCGTAGAAATAAACGACAAATTAAAAATTATTCGTTTCGGAGCACAGGGCATGGGTCATAACTATAGTCCTGAAGCTAGAAGAAGTTTCAAAGCAAGACATAGAAGAAATATTGCAAAAGGAAAGTCTTCACCTGCTTTTTGGGCTAATAAGTTCTTATGGGCAGGCCCAGGTGGTAGTACAAAAAGACCACCTAAATCACAAAAACATGTTAAAGGAATTAAAAGGAAAAGAAGATGAGTTTACCTACTATAGATACAAGAAAAGTTTGGCTAGATGAATTAGCTGACACATCTGAAAGAGCTTTGCTTAAATTAACAGCAAAGGAATTAAAATCAGAACAGATAACTGCTGCAGAAGCTAAGTTTGGAAAGCTTTGTGGTGGATACTTGTATTTACTAAAAATAGTAGAAGAAAACAATCTTCTTTCTCCAGATGATTCTGATAATCCATTTCAACCAGAGACAATTCATTGATAGAAACAAGTAGGGCAGATATAGAATCAGATTATCTGATGAATTTTGATGATGATAGATTCATCAAATTACCTATTGGTGGGTATCTCGATTTACTCGGTATTGAACCTAATACTTCACAAGCTGCGTTAATTAACGCAATCAACAATCCAAAATATAGATTTGTCTGCGCTGCAGTCGCTCGTCGTCAAGGCAAAACTTATATTTCTAATATAATTGGACAACTTGTTTGTCTAGTTCCTAACAGTCATGTACTACTCATGTCACCTAACTACTCATTATCACAAATATCATTTGACTTACAAAGAAATCTTATTAAGCATTTTGATTTAGAGGTATTGAGAGATAATGCAAAAGACAAAGTCATAGAACTTAGTAATAATTCTACTATAAGAATGGGGTCAATCAATCAAGTTGATTCTGTAGTGGGTAGAAGTTATGATTTAATTATCTTTGACGAAGCAGCATTAACAGATGGGCGAGATGCCTTCAATGTAGCACTAAGACCAACACTTGATAAAGATAATTCAAAAGCAATATTTATTTCTACTCCTCGTGGAAGAAATAATTATTTTGCAGAATTTTATTATCGTGGATACTCACAAGAGTTTCCTGAGTGGGCAAGTATAAAAGCTACTTATCATGAGAATCCTCGTGTTTCAGAAACAGACATTCTAGAGGCAAAAAAGACAATGTCAGCAAATGAGTTTTCACAAGAATACATGGCAGACTTTAATGTTTATGAAGGTCAAATATGGTCATTTAACCATGAATCTCAAATTGCAGACTTAACTGATTTTGATACTTCAAAAATGGACGTCTTTGCTGGGCTTGATGTTGGTTACAAAGACCCTACTGCATTCTGTGTAATAGCGTACGACTGGGACGAGAAAAAATATTATGTCCTAGATGAGTATCTAGATTCAGAAAGAACTACAGAACAACACGCTATGCAAATAAGAAAGATGATTGAAAAATATAATATTGATTGGATTTACATAGATTCTGCAGCACAACAAACAAGATTTGACTTTGCCCAGAACTATGATATTACTACTGTTAATGCAAAGAAATCTGTATTAGACGGAATAGGACATGTAGCAGGAATTGTTGATAATGACGATTTGTATGTGAATCAAAATTGTAGAGAAGTATTAATGTGTCTTGACCAGTATCAATGGGACCCAAACCCTAATTTGATGAAAGAGAGACCAAAACATGATGGAGCATCGCATATGGCTGATGCATTACGATATGCACTATATACATTTGAAACCACAGCCACCTCGTTTTAGAAACACCTGTCAAAAATTATTCTTGACTTTTGGTACAATTTTTTGCTATAATTCATATTAAGAGTTAGATATGAAATTTAAAAGAGATTTAGTTAAATATGTGAGAGACAAAGCTAAATCACAATATAAAAAAGCAAGCAAATGTTATATTTGTGGAAGTACTGATAACTTAGATTTTCACCATTTTTATGGATTGACCGAACTACTAGAGACTTGGCTACGCATGAAGAATATAGTTATAGAGAATGAGCAAGATATCCTAGATGTTCGAGAACAATTCATCGGTGAGAATTACGATAAGGTATATAATAAAGCAGTTACTCTCTGTCATCAGCACCACTTGAGGTTACACTCAATTTATGGCAAGCGACCCAAATTAATACACGCAGAGAAACAAGAAAGATGGGTCGAGTTACAAAGAGAAAAAAACAATGGCATGGTATGATTTTATTTTAGGCAGAGATAACAGAACGGAGGAGGAAAAACTCAATCCGTCTCAATATATTATCTCTCGAAACGAGGGTTTAACTGTTGACTCTCGAGAAATCGTTAACAACTATAAAAATGCTTATGAAGAATTAGAGGTTGTTAACAGAGCAGTTAACATGATTGTAGATGATGTGGCAGAGATTCCTTATTCAGTAGGGGATAAAAGACTGGGCACAAATGATATTATAAAGAATTTGCGTAAATCCAGGGTTGATTTACTACTAAATAGAGAACCAAATCCATTTCAAGATGTAAGTACTTTTAAAAGAAATCTAATAATTGACTTACTAATTGATGGTAATATATTTATATATTTTGATGGTGCTCATTTATATCATCTACCAGCAGAAAAAGTTACAATCTATACTGATGATAATACTTATATAGAAAAGTATACATTCGATAACAGTATAGACTATAGTGTAAATGAAATAATACACATAAAAGAAAATAGTTTTAATTCCATTTATAGAGGAGTTCCTAGATTAAAACCAGCATTTAGAACAATGCAACTTCTTGGAAGCATGAGAAAATTTCAAGACAACTTCTTTAAAAATGGAGCAGTACCAGGATTAGTACTGAAATCACCTAATACTCTTTCAGAGAAAATCAAAGAAAGAATGTTACAAGCATGGAGTATGAGGTATAATCCAAATACTGGAGGCAGAAGACCTCTTATTTTAGACGGAGGCTTAGAAGTAGAGCCAATGTCACAAATTAATTTTAAAGAGTTAGATTTTCAAGATTCAATTAAAGCGAATGAAAAAATAATTCTTGAAGCATTAGGAATACCACCTATCTTAATGGACAGTGGTAATAATGCAAATATAAGACCTAATCATAGACTATACTATTTAGAAACTATACTACCTATAGTACGAAAAGTAGGATATGCGTTAGAAAGATATTTTGGATTTAAACTTAATGAAGATGTAACAGGAATACCTGCTTTACAACCTGAATTAAGAGACCAAGCAGCTTATTATGCTACTTTAGTAAATACTGGCATAATAAGTCCGAACGAAGCTAGAGAAGCTCTAGGCAAAGACCCTGTAGAAGGATTTGATGTGCCAAGAGTTCCAGCAAATATAGCAGGTTCAGCGGTAAATCCAGAGGAGGGAGGACGACCTAGAAATGACTCACCAATTGAAGAAGGTGAATCAAATCCAAGTGAATCCCAAGCAGAGGAATAAGCAAATGACAAAAGATATGATGATAAAAGCTGTTTCCGAATTCTTCGTCGAAAAAGGCGTAGAAAAGATGGATTTAGTTGAATACAAATCTTACGGAAGTGATGTTCCAGTCAAAGACTTTGTGTTAAGAAGATACTTTGGCTCTTGGAATAGAGTTCTTTCCGTAGTAAATTTTAGATATCCTGTTTCTCTACCGGTTGAAGAACCAGTGGTTAAGAAACCGAAAGCTAAAAAGGAGAAAAAGTAATGTCTAAAAAGATTTTTCATTGGACTAATAATTTTAAAACCTTAGGCGAAACCGATGATGGTGGAATAAACATCAAAGGTTCTGCAAGTACAAATGCACTAGATAGAGCTGGCGATATAATCGAAAGCGAGGCATGGACAAAGGGTGGATTAGAAAATTTTAAAAATAATCCTGTATTACTCTTTAATCATGACCACAATAAGCCTATCGGTAGAGCAACAGGTTTAGAAGTAACCGACAAAGGTTTGGAGATTTCTGGAAGAATATCTAAAGCCGCAGGTGAAATAAAAGATTTAGTTAAAGACGGTGTCCTTGGAGCATTTTCCGTTGGCTTCAGAGTCAAGGACGCAGATTACATGACTGAAACTGACGGATATAAAATAAAGGACGCGGAACTATTTGAAGTTTCTGTGGTATCAGTACCTTGCAATCAGGGAGCAACATTCTCTGTGGCAAAGTCATTCGATAACATGGAGGACTATGAAAAATTTAAGACGCAATTTATTAAGGCTAACTCGGTAGACTCAGCAGACGCTGTGAAAATTGAGCAGCCAAGTGGGGAGCAATCCCAAAAAATGGAGACTGATATGTCAGAAGAAAAAATGAATCCTGAAACTTCTCCAGAGTTCGATCTTGACAAATTCGCACAAGAGGCAGCTGAAAAAGCTGTTGCTCAGTACGCAATGAAGCAAGCAGAACTTAAAGCAGCAGAAGATAAAGCTAAAGTAGAAGCCGCTGAGAAAGCAGCTGAAGTAGAAGCTGAAGAAAAGGCTGTTCAAGAAGCTAAGCAGGAAGAACAAAAATCTGTTATTGAAGCAGGTTTATCTGGAGCTGAAAAGCTAATGTCTGATGTTGAGAAAAGAGTCAATGAAAAGCATGAAGATTTAGAGACAGTGGTTAAATCACTGGAATCTCAGTTAGCTGAGAAATCTGAAGAAATCATGAATATCAGAGAGTCAAAAAGAGTTTTCTCAGACAGAACTGGCCAAGGCGACTGGAAAAAAGCATTTGAAAACGACATCATGGACGCAAAATTCTTAGGACTTGCAACAGGTAGAGGTAACGATACTGAGTTCGCTAAGAATATTATGGAAAAAGTAAACCAACATTCAGGTGTACAAGTATCCAGTGCAGACTTTGAACAAGTTGTTTCAACAAATATTGAAAGAGATATTCAGAATGAATTGGTGTTAGCACCTCTATTTAGAGAAATTCCAATGAGTTCTGCTAATATGATTATTCCAATATTACCAGATTCAGGTTATGCTGAATTTACTTCTAACCAAGCTGCTAGTGGTTCTTCACCACATGGTAACTTGTCAGAAAGAGGTGATGCATACAACCCTGGTTCAGCAGGTGGTGTTGATTTAACAGAAAGAACTCTTTCTACTGTAAAACTAATCTCAAAATCCTTCATAGGTAATGAGACTGAAGAAGATGCTATTATGCCAATCTTACCTCTCATAAGAGAATCAATGGTAAGATCCCATGCAAGAGGTATTGAAAACGCTATCGTAGCGGGTAATAACTCTGCTAATGGTGTATATTCATCAGGTGCGTTTGATGGTTTAATCCAACTTGCAGCACAAGATGATAGCTCTGGTACTCACTCTACTGCATCAACAACAGCTTTTGCTAGTGATAAACTAACAGCATTACAGTTGCTTGCAATGAGAAAGAAAATGGGTAAATATGGTGTAAGCCCATCTGAAGTTGTTTACTTAGTTAACCAACAAGAGTATTTCAGTTTATTAGAAGACCCAGAGTTCCAAGACGCTAATTTAGTTGGCGACATGGCAACAAAGCTTTCAGGTGAAATCGGACAAGTGTTCGGCTCAAGAGTATTACTAGTTGACGAATTTGCTTCACCAGCAGTAAGTAAGGTTCATGCTATTGCATTGTATCCTAGAAACTACGTAATGCCTAGATTAAGAGGCGTGACAGTTGAATCAGATTATGATGTTGAAAACCAAAGAAGAGTCCTTGTGGCTTCACAAAGACTTGGATTTACCGACATGATTGACGGTGCAACATCTGTTCACATCAGAAGTTACAAATCTAGCTAATAGCTAAACGAAAGGCTTGAGGGGAGCCTATCCCCTCACTTTATGAGAAAAATATGGCAGACTTAATTACAAAACAAGAATATAAAGATTTTGCGGGTCTTACTGGTGTGGGAGAAGACTCAAAACTTGCTGTAATTATTCCGTCAATAAGTCAAGCTGTAAAGACTTACTGTGGCACATCTATTATAGACTTTTATAGCACAGATAAGACTGAATTTTTTGACATACACGATAATGCGACTACTGTAGTAATGACTGACGAGAGTCCGCTTATAAGTGTAAGTCTAGTTCAAGAAAGAACAGGACAATCAGATAGTTATACTACTCTGATTAGCGAAAACTCAGACTCTAGTGGTAAGTATGAATATGTAATAGATACTGAAAGAGATATTATTAGAAGAACAACAGCTTCTAGTGATAAAGCTTTTCCAATGGGAAGAAAAGCAGTTAAAGTCGTTTACAGAGCAGGATACGCAAGTACTCCTGCAGATTTAAAACTAGCATGTTTTGATTTAGTTAAATACTATTTAAAAGATGAAAGAAAAGAAAGACTAAGTATTGCAGGAGCTCAGTTGCAAAACCCTGTTTCAACTAGCTTGAGAGAGAATATTGGGTTTCCTGACCATATAAAAAGAATACTTGATTTTTATAAGGTACATAAATAATGGCATTTAGTTATAAAACTACTAGTACTCCTGTAAAAGGAAAAAAGTTTACAGATTTATTAAAAGATGTTAGAAAGGCAACTTTTAAAGATTCTCAAGAATTTGCAGATAAATTAAGGAAAGAAGTAGAAATTCAGATAGACGATTCGACTGACTTTTTAACAAAACTTGATATATCACTAGACAAATTAAAACAAATAGGATTTGAAGACATTCTTGACAAAGGACAACAATCTGAATTAAGTAAAAGACTAAGACAGTTGCGTTCTACAATTGGAGAAAAAACTGTATATCAATTAGACCATATAACTATGGCTCCAATTAATCAAACTTTAAGTCTTTTAATTATTAACTTAGTAAAAGTAATTGATAATGCAGAAGGTGCTCTTCAGATAGGTGTTACTGGTAGTGGTATTGTTCCTCGAGACTTATATGGATTAGGAATGACAAGGGCGCCATCGGCAACAAGAAACCCTAGGGATACAGCAGGCACCTCAATAAGTGGATTAAAAGTAGTAGTAGACGAGTTAAGAGAAGTTAGAGCATTTGGAGAGGCAATAGAAAACACTTTTGCTCAAAAGGGGCCTAAAGGAATGACCCCTGCAAATTTAGAGAAAGCTTACCAGGCACTACAAACTAACGGAGTTCTTGATATTACTGAAATAAAAGAAAAAGATGTTGGACTAAGAGATGGCGAGATAGCAAAAATAAAAATAGAAACTAAGTCAGACCATAAAGACAAAAGTGACTGGCAAGCTGTAGAAGGTATACTTAAAACAACTACAACGACAGGTGGTGATAAACTAGATTTAGATGCAAAAACATTAGAGAAAGTAAACGAAGCTAAACGTATTATACTGAACAATAAACCAACTGAAATATTAGGGTCAAAAGCAATAGAACAACAATTAGGCGAACAATTTGCAGATGTATTTAAAGGTAAGAAACCAAAAAGAACAAAAACTTCTAGTAAAAAGACAACAAGTCAATCTTTTGCAAAAAAATCTTTAAAGCAAGGAAGAACAACTAATAAAACTAGTAGTAAACTCGATGCTATTGCAACAGCAGTAAGTACGGCAAGAATTAAAAGAAAAGGCGACGATGAAAGAGATTCTGGTAGCATACAAAGAGAATTAAATAAATTAAAAACCGCCATAAATAGAAGACTACCCGCAGAAGTTAGAAGAAACATGGGAAGACCAGCACTAATAAATCAGACTGGTAGATTTTCAAATAGCGCTGAGTTATTAAACTTAAGACAAGCGGCAAAAACAGTTGTAGGTAATTATACTTATCAACTTAACCCTTATGAAACATTTGAAAATACAGGTAGAAGCAGGTGGCCTGTAGGATATAATCCGAAACCTCTTATAGCAAAAAGTATAAGAAACTTGGCAGAACAAATATCGGAAACAAAATTTACTTTTACACTTAGGAGAACATAGTGACTACAGTTTATAGAACAGCGAGAAAGAAGATAGCTTCCGCATTTAAAGATAAACTTAAAGAAACACTAACAGGTACACACCCATACCATACAAACATATTTAATAATGCTAGTGACAAAATAGTATTTTTAGATGAAATAGAACAATACCCAAAAGTCTGTGTTGTTGCAGGAGACGAAACAAGACAATATCAGCCTGGTGGGTTTAAGTGGAGATTTTTACTACTTTCAATACGAGCATATGTTAAAAACGAAGAAGATGCTCAAGAAGAATTATCACTTTTATTAGAAGATATTGAAAAAATCATAGATGAAAGTGATCAAATGGTGTATGATGATACAGTCGACCCTATAGAGCAGACTACTCAGATGACAATACAAAGTATTACAACTGATGAAGGAGCTATAGAGCCATTAGGCATAGGAGAGATTGTAGTCGAAGTACGATACTAGGAAACGATAACGCTCATTAATATGACGCGGAGTCCTTTCCAAAGAGAATAATAGGAGAAAGCAATGGCTTTAAATCTATCGAGAAATACCAAAGTATTTGTTAGCTCAGTTAATGGAGTAACAGCTGCTGGAGGTAATGTACTTACTGTGGACGCAAGTTCAGGTACTAACTCTGGTCATGCTGTTGGAGATATTCTTACTTTTGGAACTACATCTGGAAGTGGAACTAACTTCAAAGCTATCGTCGCTGCTGTAAGTAGTGGCGCTGCAACTGAGTTCTTTATTCCTAACAACTTTAGGGGTTCAGGTTATGCTGATAATGATACTGTAACTTCAACTGCTTCTAGTGGAAGTGGTGCTAATGGTTTAGTATTAACTGTTAATGGTGTAACTACAGCTTCAGCTGGAGTAACTGCCGAAGGTTCAAGAACAGGATTAGGACTTTTTAAAGGTAACGAAAGCGATGCAAATACTTTTAGAATTGGTGTATTAGATGGGTATAGTTTTTCTCAAGGAAGTGATGCTACTGATATAACAATTAGTGAAGCAGGTGCAAGTCCAAACAGGGGTTCAAAAAGATTTAACGATTCTTTACCACCTGCAGAATGGAGCTTCTCAACATATGTAAGACCGTTTAAACACGGTGCTGCAAGTTTTAGAGGCAACAATGACATGGATATGGTCGAAAACATTCTATGGGCAGCAATTGCTGGTGCTAGTATAACAGATACAGACCCAAGTGGTACTGTTAGTGACCCAGCAGTTACATGTGATTCAACCGATGCGGATATTTCATTTGTAAGGTCTGACCATCACGAATTATTAAAACTAAACATTTTCTTTGCACTAGAAAATACAACTTATAGACTAAACGAAGCACAAGTTAACCAATGTGAGATTGACTTCTCAATTGATGGTATTGCAACATTAGCATGGTCTGGTAATGCAACAACTATTGATCAGGTTACCAGTGCGATTGAAGACCCTTCAAAAGCATTGCATGCTAAAATAAGTGGAACCGATACAGAAACAAAGGTTGTTACTTACATTGAAAAGTACAACTATGCTGATGTAACTGGTCCTGATGATGCTGATTACTTGAGAAATAAACTCTCAACATTAACATTATCCGCAACCAAGAACTCTAGTGGAATCTTAGACCCTGACGCGTCTGATTCTACAACTACATATGATATTAATATTACTGGTGGTTCAATTACAATTGCTAATAACATTACATATGTAACACCTGAAACTCTTGGATTGGTGGATAAACCAATTGGCTCATTTACAGGAGCAAGACAAATATCAGGTAATTTAACCTGCTATTTAGATACAAAAGCTAACGGTTCTAACCAGTTGCTAACAGACCTAGCTGCAGCAACAAGTTTAGTTTCTAACTCGTTTGATATGAGTTTATTCATGGGCGGAGCATCTTCGGCTGTTCCAGTAGTTGAGTTCGACATACCAAAGGCTCACTTACAAATCCCTACAATTGAAACTGCTGATATTATCTCAACAACAATTGAGTTCTCAGCACACGGTACAGACTTACTAACAGGTGATGAAATGGCAGTCAAATATAAAGGCTCCACCGTCCACTCAGAAAGTGGATATGCAGAATCTGGTAGTGCAGCTGTATAACAGTCATGGCGGCATACAACTTTCTTAGAGAAAGTGCCGTACATTTGGTAATCGGGAGTAATCGTTATAATATAAAGGTTACTCCCGAACTTTCGTTCAACCAAACATTTGCGGAAGATGCATACGAAGAGAAGACTTTGCACGATCAGACAAAAATGTTTCAAGGAACGAGTATAACAAAAGCAAATCCTGCCAACTTTAGTTTTGCTGTTTGTCTTACGAAAGAGAAAGACGAAAGCATCGTGAAAAGTTTATTAACTGACTATGATACAAGTTCAGGCGAACAATTATTACAATCGTTTGATATGTACATAGTAACTGGAGAAAGCACTTTTAAAATAGAAGGGTGTGTCATTACTTCAGGAGAGTTTAGTTTAGCAAAAAACCAACCACTTATGTTAACTGTAAGTGGAAATGGACAAAAGCTATCAAGAGTGGGAAATGCTTCTTTTAGCCTACCTGGAAACTTGGTTTCTCCAAGTGCCACAAGAAATCCCACATTATCTCTCCTTGATGTAGAGGTAGATGGAACTGATGTTCCTAACCTACAAGCTGCAACATTGAGTGTACAAAATAACATAAGTTGGACTCCTTTTGAAACATTACAAAATAGTTTAAATGTTTCATCAGCAAGTGACGCAATGTACCCTACTACTTATACTTTAAATAATAGAGTAGTAAGTGGAAATATAACACAATTTTTTACAAGTAATAACTCTAGTACAGCACAAACTTTTGATACTTCATCTACAGTTGCGATTAAAACTCTAGTTGATGGTTCTACATTTTTAAATGCAAACTTATCAACTTGTATGTTTACAAAAAGAACTGGACAAGGAGAAGTATTTACGCAGACTTTTGATTATAGATTAGTCACTAGTCCTGCTAACTTAGGAAGTATTATAACATATTAAAAAATTACAGGAGAAAAAATGGAATTAAAATCATTACTAGTTGATAGTAAAACTACTTGGGTCGATTTCCCAGGATTAGATGGATTCTCAGTTGAACTAGCGAATCTATCAAGAAAAGAACTTCAAAAACTAAGAAAGAACTCTACTGAAAATAAGTTCAATAGAAAGTCAAGAATTTTTGAAGAAATCATGAATGATGATAAATTTGTATCT